TCGTCGAACATAATTGAGAAACGAGCGCGCAACTTTTCGATAAAACGCATAAACTTGAGTTCATCGCGAGTAATCTCGTTCGAACGACCAAGTGTAAATCCTTGTTGTGCTTCTAAACGAGAAATTGGAACATTAAGTGATTTGTATAGTTTACGTTCAAAATAGTTTACGTCTGACAACTCACCAAGGTTTTGACCCGATGGTAATGTTGTGATTTCAGTAGACTTGCCTTCGCCACGACGAGGCATCCAGAAATCTTCAAGCATTGACAACTGACGACGATCATCACGAATCTCGCCTGTCGTACTATCGTATACAAGTTTGTTACGATACTTAACCATAAGATCGCGCAGATATTGTTCTGCTTTCATCTTAGGCATGTTACCAACGTCAACATAGAATACGCGACGTTCAGGAGCACGACTTAAACGATAGATAACAATTGCGTCTTCAACGAAGCGCAACTGATTCATAGGGCGAATTGCTTTATGCAAATAACTTAAAACAGTAGAGCGAGCAGGATCATACAAACCTGATGTTAAGTATACGACTGAATCGTTTGTGAGTTTTGTTCCACCTGAATAGTTACCAGTTAGAATTGGATTGCTTACTGTATTGTTTAATGTTTTTTCGTTGTAAATAAAATACTCTTCAACGTTGTCGATAACTTCTGTTTGCGTTGCTTTGTCTTTTTTCTTTTTTACGTTTCTAACTTTGCGAATGCGTCTTGGATCAATATTGATTAAACTTTGTATGCCTGCTCGCGGATTATTTGGATCAATAATCACATTAAAGTATAAACGACCATCAACATACCAACGACGGAAAATATCACCGCCATTATTATTGAAGTCGAGCAACTTCATAACGTGTTTAAATTCTTCTGTAATTTTATCTTTAATTGATTGTGGCTGTTCTAAATCGTCAACCATAATCTTAACGGAGTTACCTTCTTCATCGTGCACAACTGATTCGTTAACGATATCTTCAATGGCTTGTTCAACTTCTGGTTGCATAGCCATTGTGCGATATTTTGTCACGAGGTCTACTTCAGAACGATAAGAGCCATCAATATCAACGTAGATACCATAGTGGGATCCCGCTGAAATATTGATGGCTCCATCTTCGATCTGTGGGCTTACAACTGTAGGCGTGACTGATGCGTCAAGAGTTTCCTCTTTTTTGCGTAAAATCTCAAAACCGAATATATTCATAATTTAAACCTGAGATGTCATCATGTGGATTGACCTACTGAAAAAGTAAGTCAAGAATCAAGTCGTTACGCCAGCAGCAGTCCAGTATTGATATGCGAACGATACTGCGTACTCTTCGATCTGATCATTTGCGCCCCAGTCGAGGTCAATTTGCGTGACGTCAACTGGAAACATACCAACAAACTTGTAAGACTTAATAATGTCGCCTGATTTGCCATACTGATTTACAATTGCGTCAGCAGTGTAACCGTTTGGCGTACCAGCAACTGGATTACGAAGGTTCGTTTGGTGACTGTTTAGAGCATTCATCCATCTTTCGAAGGCATTTCTTACTCTAAAATCTTCGTCGTTAATGATCTGCACTGTCCAATCTTGGAAGGTTCTATTACCAGAAAATTTAACCTCACGTCCAAAGTAGAATAATTGGATTGGTGATACAATCGATCCTGGTAACTGAGCAGATTTACATAAGAACGTCATTTGTCTACGAGCAGTGCTTTCGCCAAGAAATCCAGGGAAGTTAATATTTACTTCAAATAGATTAGGACGTGCACCGTCGAATTGCAATGATGATCTAAAATCGTATACGTTAAAAGCCATTTTTGCTTTCTCCTAGCCGTTAATCCTATTTATTAGAAGCGTCCAACGATTTCATCGAAGGTCACACCACTACGAACAGCAACAAAGTTCAACTGAATGAAGTTGATTGATCTTGTTGGTTTGATGTAAATGTCTCCGACAAATTCATTTCGGTCAATAACTTCTGGTGTATTGTTTGTTGCGTCACAAACAACACGGAAGTCGAAAATACCACGACGACCTTGTACTTCTCTGAGGAATGGCTCAATTAGATTTACGAAGCTGGAGCGTGTAAATTCATCATTGAACTCAAAGAGGCTTGCGCGTGCTGCTCTCGAAATAGCCTTCTCAAGAACAATAAACAAGCGACGTACATTAATGCGATCAAACGAAGATGCTTTCGATTGAAGTGTTTTATCGCCGAATAGAACAGTACCTTCACCTGGGAACGAAGTCACAGGATTAACGCTGTTGCGATAAAGTTCGTCACGCTGCGTCTTGCTTGGGTTAAATGCAAGTTTAACGATGTTACGAATTTGACCGCGATTGAAACCAGCTGGTGAGAACCAAGGATCACGTTCTGTGTCAGTGCGTACGCAAAGACCAGCGATGTCACCATTGAGTGGAACCCAACGATAAACGTCGTTGTATTTGTCGTACATATACTTCCAACCGCTATCCATTACAGCATAACTTGTTGATTTGTTTAAAGTGCTTGTTTTATATGTAACAACATCAGAAACAGGATCGGAGCTTTGTGCTGCACTTAATGGTGGCGATACGAAAGCAACGCAGTCTCTGCGCGCAGCGGCAAGATCAATTACATGACCTGCTACTGTTGCTTCTGCGTTTGATGTCATGAGTAGAGAAACATCAACTGTTTCTGACTGCTCAAAACGATCCCAACCGTATGTTAGATTGCCTGCTGTTGCACTTACAAGTGTACCGCCTTGTAGTGATTGAGTATTTGCTGTATTGTTGCGAGCAAAGTCTCTACCAAGTGCAGCTTCTGAACCCCAGTTTGTTACGTTAGCGCCAAGATTGGTATGACCCAACCAGTGTACATATTCTGATGTTCTGAAAATAACTTCTTTATAATAGTTTGAAGCGCCTGTGTCGTTCTTAGCATCCGATGCTTTTGATACGAAAGGATAAACTTCAATAACTGTATTTTGTGTTCCTGTGATCAAACCATCTTCGTCAATGACTGCGATATGCATTTCGTCATTCGTTGCACCACGACCTTGAGCAAAGAGTGAAGTACCTGGCTCATCGCTAAATGAATTTTTATATGCCCAGCTTGAATATGCCGTTGCTGAGTCGCAAACAGAAACTTTAAGTGAGTTACCAAGTGTTCCTGGATAACGAGCAGCCCATGGACCATAAGTTGCTTCGCCAGAAGCATAGTAACTTGCAGTGTACTGTTCGTCGTTGAAAATCTTTAATCCTGTTGTATTTCTTGATGTTGCATTGTTTGAGTCCGTATTTGCGCGAACTAGGCGCAAGGAATTGCCGTATGCAAGAAAGTTTGCAGCAGTGAAAAAATCGTTTGCTGTTTCGTTATTTGGTTTGCCGAAAATTTCGACCAACTTGTTTTCTGAAGAAACAAGCGTAATTTGGTTCGCTGGACCCCATGCAAATGTTCCAACGAGTGCGCCAGTCGTGGTACCAACAGCAGGGACAACTGTTGTTAAATCGACTTCAGAAACATTTACACCTGGTGATAATTGAAAAGCCATATTTATTCTCCTAGGGTAGAGATCAATCTTGTAGGTTCTACGGGATATTTATTAAAAACCATATTTGTCAGATTCATCTCTTTCTACTACCGTCCATAAGTCACCACCCATTCGCATTCGCTGCATTTCTGCAACATCGTCCAAAATGATCGGTAAAGGTAGTGATTCTTCCTCGATAGCGTTCATTTGATCGGCATAAAGTTTACTTCGAAGGTTGATATTTGATAAATCTTTAAAAAACTCTTGATTTGAGAGCCATGCAAAGAGAACTAAACACATAACGAGGTCATCATGACTACCGTCCTCAGCTTCAAAACTGGATCCTTTTGATACAAAGGTCGAAAGTTCGGAAATTATGTCAAAATCAGTGATATGTAATTTCGCGGCTTCAATTAAATTCTTTAAAATCGAACAGCCGAGTCTTTTTACCGATTTTGTGGTACGAATGCCTCGTTGGATATTTCGCCCATAACCGCCAGTTACGAGAACCTTATTTCGTACTTGAACCGTCGATAATATATTCTCATATTCATAATCGTCAAATAAACTGTCGACGATCTGTTGTCCGTTATCGTTAATTTCGATAAGTGCATAAGACTGGTTATAATACTCACCAATTTTCTTAATAATCGAAGGATAAACCAATGGACTAATTTCATTATCTTTATAAACGCAAACTACCTCGTAAGGCATTTCCGTAATATCAATTGTGACTGCGGCTGAATAGTCTAACCCTTTACCGCGAGAAGTATCGACAATTGTGACGTAATTTCGACCGACCACAGGTTGTTTGTATATTTTAATGCCTGTATCGGACAGATGCAATGGTTTTACAAATGCAAGAGATTTAAGAGCTGCAGCAGATAACAGAGTGCCAGCGGAACCCATAAACTCGCATTCCATTTCCTGTAAATACTTTTCTTCACCAAGAACACGACGTTGTTCGTTTGCCCATTCTTGTGTACGACCTGGAATCTGACGCCAGTTAGCCTCAATCCAAGCAAAGCCATTTTGACCTTCGACTGCTTCCGTCCACATTCTATAATAGTGATTCATGCCGTTTGGAGTTGAAGAAATCAAAACTTTAGAACTCGTACCAGAAGAAATCGTTGGATATACAGACGTGAAGAATTCGTCAGCAATGTTAGTTGGTACGAACGCAAACTCGTCGAGATATAGTAGCGAGATAGAGAAACCACGAATTGCACTAGAGGCGGTTGATTC